TGGGCGATGCTGATGATTCAAGCTATAGATCGCGGGGTGATGGCTGCGGCAGCCGATCACTCGGAATTGCAGTCGATCATTTCCCTACCCTCCTCCTTATCCTTTGCGCCCACCCAAGCGCCACCCCCAGCCCGAGCACCCCAGCAGGGCCGGGCACCGCAGGTTCGTTCGGCGGATCGTGATGCGGCGGCCTCCCACCACCACCATGACCGCCACCATGGCCACCGCCGCCGCCGCTCCAGCCGCCACCGCGCCCAGGCCCGTAGATCCCCGGCGGATTCCAGCCTGCAGGCGCACCACGCCACGAGGCGAGCAGGGCAGGGCCGGCGATGCGACCGCGACCCGTCACCGGGGGATCGAACAGGCTGCCGCTGGAGTGGCCGCCATGGATGCGCGGCAGCTTGGCGGGACGGTAGCCCAGCGGATCGAGCGGATCGGCCTGCACGGGGCGGCTGCCGGCGACTCCGACGCCTTCCGGCAACACATCGGCCCACCCAGCGCCAGCGCAGATCAGCAGCAGTGGCGCGGCCTTCATGGCGGCAACCGCAAGAAAATGCGCTTTTGTTTTGGCGGCGTGTTTGCGCTGCCGCTCAGCATTGTAAGCGCGGCCTTCTTCGGTGAACTTAGGCCAACAGGACGAACAGTAGTCGCGTGTCGGGTGATAGACGCGCCTGCTGCAATCAGGGTTGGCGCAGGCTTTGATGGGCTTTGGCATGTGCGTTAGCTGCTGTGGTTACTGTAGCACACATCAGGCACGGCTCAGCCTCAGAGACGCACGGCGCAGCGCTTCAATGCGAACATACAGATCGCTCATCTGCTGCATTGTTTCGGCAGCGTTGATCAGGTAGGGCCAGCGGTCGTCTTTCATCACTTCAGGTAGCGACTTGTACATGCGCCTGGCCATCTGCTTCAGCGTTTCGTCGCCATTGGCCTCAACCTGCCAGTCCTCAGTCAGAACAAACCGCCTTGAGCGGGAATCGTCATCGTAGCGGTGGCCAAGCTCGTCAAGGCAGCGCAGTTCAACGCGACCAAGGCCCGACTGCAGAAAGATGTATTTACCGAAAGCGGACAGCGGCTCGGACACCTTGAGCCATTCGCGCTCGATTTCCCTCCAGAAGGCGTCGCGGTCAATGACGAACTGGCAGTGATCTTTACCAGTGTTGATGCCGTCTGCCTTGGCTTCGTCAAGCAGATACAGCATGGACGTGAACATGGACATGGGGTGTTTTGTGGGGTGAACAGCAGAATCTTACACCCTCGTTAGCAGGGGGTCAAGCGACGGGCTTCACAGACTGTCGTATTGCCATCCGAGACCCCCTGTGCTACAGTTCAGAGCGTTCACCCGAACCACACATGCCTACTGCCCCCACCGCAGCAGAAACGACTGCTGCGCCCACGCCCAAGACTGCGGCAAAGCCTGCGGTCAAAGAGGACATCTACACAGCGCTTGCCGCTGCTTCTGCCACGTTTCCCGCACTCACCAAGGACGGCATTAACACCTACCTGAAAACCAAGTATCTGACGCTGAGCAATCTGCTGTCCATGATCCGCGATCCGCTGCTCGATGTCGGCTGCATCATCACGTCGGCGTTTGAGCCGCTGGATGGCGTGCCTGGAATGTTCGTCGTCAAGACAACCATTCGCCACATGCCTTCTGGCACTGAACTGAGCAGCAGCTTTCCGATCGCTGATCTTTCGACCCAGAAGGCCGGCGCTGCTGCCACCTACGGGATGCGCTACAACCTTATGCACATTCTCGGCCGTGCTGCCGATGATGACGATGACGGCGCTGCGCTGGCAAATCCTGTGCCGCAGGGCTACGAGGGCCAACTGCCGCAAGGTCAGCAGCGCAATGCGCCTGCCCAGATGCCGCAGAACAATCAGGTAGGTGCGGCATGGCTGTAGCCGATGAACAGGAGCCCATCGCGTTTGATGCGTGGTGGGAGAAGCACGGCGCTGATGCTCTACCTGATAGACCCACAAAGTCGCAAGAAGAAATCGTTGCGGCAATTTGCGCTATCGCCCGCGCCGCATGGCGCCAAGGCGCCTACCACGCCATGACTGGCAACCTGACCCCACCGACTCACTGACATGAAATCCGCACGCATCGCCATTTTCCGCAACGACCGCAAGCAAGCGCAAAACCAGCCCGACGGCAACGGCATGATCGAGCTGCCGGCGCAGTTCATCGCTGAGCTGGCCCAACTGCTCCAGACCGGGCAGTTCACCGGCACGAATCAGCAGGGCGAGCCGATCGTCTCGTGCAAGGTGTCCGTCTGGCGGGCTGATGGCAGCACCAAGCTGATCCTGTCGGGCCAGATCGAAAGTCCTTCCGAGAGGGCTGCCTACCTGGCCACGCAGCAGCAGGCCGCACCGCCGCAGCAGTGGAGGCAGCCGCCTGCTCAGCCCGCCTGGGGGGCGCCTCCGCAGCAGCCGCCGACCCAGCAGTGGGGCGTGCCACAACAGCCCGCTCCGCAGCAGTGGGGGCCGGCGCAGGGGCAGCCGCTGCCGCCTGCCGTCCCGCTCCAGCAGCAGCCGCCTTCGCCCATGCCCGCTGACGCCCCTGCGTTCTGATGGCCGTGACGCTCAAGCTCCTCCCTCCCGTAGAGGGGCTTTCTTTCAGCGAGCAGGAGCACCGGTACACGTTCAGCCATCCACGGCTGGGCGTGCTGCCGCTCTATTCCTGCTCGCAAGTGATGGAGGCCACAGAGGCCAAGGCGATGAACTGGTCGCACTGGCGCAAGCGGTTGATGACGAAGGGACTTACCGAGCCGGAGGCGGAAGCCGCCGATAAGCTGTGGCCCCGTGGCCCGCTATCCCTGGAGCAGGCCAACTGCTTTATGGAGCTGTGGCGCAATCACAGGGCGCAGGTGGGGACTGATTTTCATGCACATGTACAGTCAGCGCTGCTTCGCAGGCCGCCGCCTTCCGTCTTGCATAATGAAGCATCATCTATTCTGGATGTCTGGATAGACAGCCTTCTTCCTCGCATCACAGATGTCTTTCTCATTGAGCAGCCACTGGTTCACAAAGCCTGCTTTTTTTCTGGTACGCCTGATCTGCTTGCTGTCATTGACGGTGTGCTGACATTGGTGGACTGGAAAACGCAGATGCTGAAATACAGCCCTGCGGGGCAGCCGCTGGCGCCGAAGGTGCGGCCTGAATGGCAGATGCAGCAGGGCGCCTATGCCGCGATGATCGAATCGTGCTACGGCATAAAGGTTGAGCGCGGCATGAACTGGATCGGCTGGGCCGAAGGATCGAAAGACCACTTCTGGAACGCCGCTGATTTGGAACAGGGCTGGTTCAAGTTTGCGGGTTTCCTCATGGAACTGCACGCCCGCGAGGCCCGGCTGGGCTCAATTCCACACTCGATTGCCATGCAAGCCATGGCGCCCATGTTTTCCAATGGCTGACCTGCACGGACGACGAACCCGACTGCAGCTCCTGCTGCTGCCTGACGTGTTCCTTCGACTGGAGGACGCGGCAGACGCGGAAAACGTGAGACCCGCCAAGTGGGTCGAGAACTTGGTGATTGCCGAACTGGAGAAACTTGCCAAGCAGAAGCGTGTGCTGTAGGGTTCACGCACATACGGTTCCCGCCGGGGGATTACCGCAAAGGGCGCTGGCCTGATCAGCGTCTGCCCCGGCCGATCTTCCAATAAAAAGCCCCCGCCGAAGCAGGGGCTGAGTCGTTTTCTGGCCTGATGCTATCAGGCCACCATGTCGGGACCGTCGTCCACAGGCGGCACGAACATGTCCGATTCGCCGGGCTCAGGCTCAGGGGCCGGCTCCTCTTCGACGGGCGCCTCGGGCTCAGGGGCAGGCTCCTCTTCGACGGGCTCAGCAGGCGCCTCGGGCTCCGCCAGCAGCTCCAGAATCTGCGGGTTGAGCGCTTCCTCCTGAGCGGTGTCGGCGGCGATCTCGGCCTGAGCGGCGGTCAGAGCGGCGGCAGTGGCGGCCACCTCGGCTTGCAGGCCGGCGATGATCGCATCGGTCGCGCCGGAGTCGATGGCATCCAGCTTTGCCTTGAGCGCCTTGGTGTAGTTGATCAGGAGCTGGACGTTTTCCTCAAAAGTCATCTGAAACCTCGTAAGAGCAGAAGTGAGAGCGGAAAGCCGACGATCGATGTTATCGAGACTGTCAGCGGTAGCATCGGATCTGTGCAGCAACTCTTGTAGAGCAGCTTCAGCGCCGACGATGTAGGTGATGCCGGCCATAGATCAGTTCCGGGCCTGCTCAAGTGTAGCACCGCCGTCATCGGTAGAAGTCATGCGCGACACAAGCTCTCGGATGCGCTGGCCCGATCGCTCCAGGTATTCAACGCCATTGATAACGGCGTGCCACATGGGTTCGCCGTTGACCGGCACAACATCAACAGTAACGACAGACACGGAAGCCTCCTGTAGGATGGGGTGAGTAGGTAGCGCCGCCTTGGAAAACGTTGATCTGATTGAACGCTGCATTGATGCGTTCTGGTCAGCCGAAGTGAGCTTCACCACGCTCCAAAGCCGCGAGCGCATGAATCAGGTGATCTACGCGGTCGCTGATTATCTTGCGGATAACGGACAGCATGATGCTGCTGCGCTGATCGAGTGTCATACGAGCAAGTTCAGGTTGAAACCCGAAGCGCAATCTCCTCCGTCGTCGCAAAGTTGACCGCGCCTTCGATCAGCGCATCAGGCGTTACCTGTACTGAGCTTGCGACAATCAGAATGTCAGCTTCGTAGTAGATGCTACCGGGCAGCAATTCGTTACAGCCGATCGCCGCTCTTTCGGTCTGCAGCCAAAGGTTGGCCGACGCTCTACTGCCCGGCCCTGTCAGTAGCAGCAGTTGCAGCAGGTCAAGCGCGTTTATGATCTCGTCATCGCTGCGCCGCTCGATTAGGAATCGGAAGCTGCCAGCGCCCGTTACCAGATCACAGATGCTTTCGCCAAAGCGAACACCGATCGGTGTCGTGTCGATAGCGGCAGAATCGAGATCAAGATTCCACTCGCGGATGTCAGCGACAAACTTGCGCGGCGGCGCTACTTGCTCAATCTCAATGTCTGCCCATGTGCTGCTGTTGAACGCTACGCGATTGACGTTGTTGATCGCATCTTGCGCCAGCAAGTGAAAGCTGATCCGATCGAGCGAATCCCGGTGGATCCAGTAGGTCTCCGTGTCGGTCGCATCGGTCAGCGGTAAGCCGCCTGTGAGCGACAGCGTGACCCGATCGCCGGTCATGTAGGCCGTGTCGAGCAGCAGCACGCGGCTGTTGGGCATGTCCAGATCGGCCGCCCGGAGCAGTCCAGGGGCCGCCGGCTCGCGCTGCAGGCTCAGTGCCCCCATGTCACCGAGAATGGCCATCAGACGGGCACCACGGGGCCAGTGACGGCGAAGCTCAGCCTGACGCGGTGGGCGTCCTTCACGGCAACAACGGTGCCGACACCGGAGACATGGGCCTGAACATCGTAGCCGGAGTCGGCAGCCGCGTCCGTGCGAAGAAGCAGCTCGACGGCAGGCGGCTCGTTGCTGCGGAAGCTGTCGAACAGTTCGGCGTAGCCGATGTCATCCGGATCGTAAAGGATAGACGCTTCGCCACGGGCCGATCGCTTCAGCGGGATGCTGCGCTGATCCCAGCGGTAGATCGGCGTTTGCGGCTTCACGTCGCGCTCAATGTTCAGCGTCCAATCGGTACAGCGAATCGGATCGTAGCCGTCAACAAGTAGCTGTCCGTGGGAGCCAGATTTGATCATTCGGTGAGCACGTAAGACTGGAAAGTTAGCCCAGTTATATTGGCAATAGTCAGAGAGGTAGTTGTTGTTGCTAGTGCTCTATCCGCAAATGTCCAGCTTCGATCAAAAGTGGTTGACAGGGTTCGCGTTGCAGTCGCGCCTTCGCTGCTTGATTGTGCCACCATTCTTCCAACGCTGTAATCCAGAACTGCGCTTCCTCCGTATTGAGTACGTCCGAATAAAACCATTTCATTATTCTCTGCCGTGGTGTACTTCTGAGAAACATGCAGCGCAAAAAGTCCAAGCCCGGGATCAAAAGCACTGTTAATAGCAACACCTCCATCGATAGGCATAGGGCGACTAAAGAAGCTAGGGCCATTATCAAGATAAGTTGGTGCCGTGCTGAGGCTAGGCATTAACCTGTTGCCGCCAATAAAGTTTAGGTCTTCGTCGTATCGATGAATATAGACTCCCTGCCCTGTCGTTAGAAGTATGATTTCGCTACCAGTGGTGTAAGCGCCAATAACTATTCCTAGGCCGTCAGTGGCCGTGCTTCTGCCACTGACAAAGGTGTAGTCTGTTTTGCTGAAACGAAGTATTCCACTATTGGCAACGGTAACAATGTAATTAGCTGTTTCCAGGGGAATTGGGTCAATCCCAACACCACCGCTAAAATTGTATTCAATAACTCGCGTAGGAGCAGGCAGCCCTCCTACGCGTAAATCAGAATTGCACTCTACAAAAAACTGCTTTGTAGCATCCCCTTGGGAAGAAGCAAAGAGCAGTTTTCCGCTAGACAGTTTAACGCAAGCGCCCCTAACTGGAGTACCTCCTGCGGTTGGTGTGATCGCAAATAGCGTTAAAACACCAGTTGCAAGATCAATATAGCCAATGCCATAAACACCGTCTGATTGGGATTGATCAAAAATATAGTATCTTTCTGTATCAGGGTCATAATAACCTGCTTGCCATTCATTAGGGCTATTGCCCGTCATTCTGAATTGATAAATAATTGTACTTAGGTCAGCCGATATTCTCATCCACTGAAACGGTGTGCCCAGTCCAGACACGCTCATGTTGAACGTGACAAAAACATCGCCATTGGACAATGGCTGACAGGTGCCAGGCGTGTCGTTGACACCGCTAATAGACTGGTCCCTAAAACCATCTATTCGCTTTGTGGTTATACGAACACCATTGTAATCGTATTTATGAATTAAAAATCCATTTGGCCCAACTGATGTATCAGGGTCAATCTCTTGCACAGCGTAGACATATTGATTTACAGCATCAATCCCTGCAACGCCTCTGAGCACTCCGCTAGTGGTGTTTTGCGCTGAGGTTGTCCTCGCAATCCACATTAACGGCGTTTCAATCACTTCTACTGTTTTTGTCGCCGTTAAAACAGTCAGCCCAAGAGTTGCCGTTAACGTGATCGTAAATGTGCCTGTATCGGGAAATGTAATATTAGTGGATTGCGCCGTAGGGTCAGCAATCGTTGGGCCACTGCTCGTCCACAGGAAATTCCAGGCGCCATCAAGGCCGAAAACAGCGCCAGTGTAGAACTGGGTGATACCTTGTGATGCTTGGCTGTTGCCAATAATTTCCAGCTCAATGCCGACATCGGATACGCGGAAGCTGATGTCACGCATCTGCGCTTCGCCGCGATTTACCGCATGACTCGCTGACGACACATGCACGTTGACCGGATAGCCGAGATCCGTCGCTGAATCAAGCAGCAGCGTGATCGGCTTTTCGCTGACGCCATCCAGCAGGATCGAGTCGAACAGGTCCAGCGCGGCGGCATCGGTCGGGTCGTAGAGCAGCTTGGCGGTGCCGGTGGCCTCGCGCCGGCCGGGGATCACCTCGGCGTCCCAGGAGTCCACTGGCGTCACGTCCAGCATGGGGCGCTGCTCATCGAGCGACCATCCGGTGCAGCGGGCGACACGGGTGCCGTCCACGAAGAGCTGGCCGCTGCGGCCCGTCAGGACTGCCATGGGGAGTGCTGCTGAGCACCCAGTCTACGCGACATGGCGAGCGGCGAATCGACCTTCTAGGCGCAGCCGCACCAGCTTGCGGCCGGGCACCGTGTCCACGATGGAGGGCTCCTCATCGGAGAAGAAGAACTGCATCCCACTGGGGATACGGGCCTGCAGCGCTGGATCCATGCCGGCAAGCAGCGGGCTACTGATCGTGACGGAGATGCGATCAGCAGAGCAGTCGAGCCACGCCTGATAAATTAGCGCGACTTGCTCATCGGGGATTCCGCCTTCACCGCCGAACTCCAGTATCAGCGGAATCTTGTTAGCGTAGCGGGCGTAAATACGCTTGGTGACATTGCCGGCCATCTGCGGAAATGTCTTGACGGCGTATTCGCCAGTGCCGCCGGAGCGAACAGTGGGCGTGATGGGGGGGAAGGTGGTCATAAATCACAATGAGGGGTCTGGTGGCGATGGTACGCCTGCCCATGAAGCGGCAACATTTACGCCGTCAAAGCTAAACTCAAAAGTTACCGGATCTGTGGGAATGAATGGTGCGCCAGTATTAGTGGCGCCAAACCAAGAGCGAAAAGTGCCACCGCCTTCTGCCCCAATACTTCCAAGAAAGCCACCAACCGACGTGAATGGTGGCATTGGGTAGATTGGCCCTCCTCCCCACCAAGCAAGCGAGGTTGGGCTTACCGTAAACGGGCCTGTAAATACAGGCGGATTGCCGGTGGAAATCCAAGCAGAAGGCAGCCCGCCTCCTTCGCCAACAACTCTGTAAAAGGGATAAAGCAAAGGGTTGAATCCGCCCCAGTCGATACCTTCGGCGCAAGTCCCACTCCCAACCCATGCACCATCTGCGCCAAAGCCGGGTGATGGAGTTGCAACAACAGGCGCACCGTGATTACGGTATTGCTCAGCGAGTTGCCCGATGAACGTGATGGGCTCCAGTCGTGTATAGCCCGGTGCAACCTGCTCGTACTTCAGCTCGCCGGGCGCAAAATGCCATTCAAGTGTTGGCGGAATCTTGGCTAGCAGTTCCGCTTTGATGCCAAAGAAGAACTTGGCTGGCAATTCAAGCGGTTTGTAATCCCCTTGCGCTGCATCGCAGGCGGCCCACACTTCTGCCATCTGCTCATCGGTGATAACACCAAATGCGATTCGCAGGCTGGCGTCAACGCTCAACGCGCCAAAGCCACGGACAGAAGCACTGCCGCCGTTCTTCGGCTCATAGCGGCGATTGGGAAAGCGACCGAGCTTCAGTTCACGGCCGCCCTCTTCGGCAATGGGCTCCAGTGGCGGGAAGGGAATGGCCATGTCAGATCCCCCACTTGTCCATAAGATAGGTTTCCAGATCGGTGCGATCAGCAATCGACAGAACGACCGGCACCGCTACCAGCTCGCAGATGTACTTTTCCCATCCACGGTTTAGGTTGACGTTAATCTCGGAGCCGACCATGACACCGTTGCTTGTGGTGAAGTTACCGCCGGAGGCTAGCTGGAAGCGGACTAGGCATGGGCTGTCAATCTCGGGGAAAAGATTGGTAGTTCTGTTCGTCAAACTATTTGCGTTAATGTAAGCAGATACGCCGTTGTCGTACAAGCCAAAGAAGCCACCCAGCACCCAGTATGGGCCGGCGCCGTTGATAACGATCAAGCCGTTGTAGTTGGGGAACGCGCCATTACCATCAAACTCAACGACAGCGTAAAACTCGGCAGCCGTAAAAGTACCAGCAGCGGTCGTCAGATGATAGTCGTTTCCGGTAGTTGGCCATGTAACAGCATCTAGGCCGTTGACCGCTGCTGTGGTGACAGATGGCCGCTGCGTCGATGTCGCCTGGGAGAGATGCCAGCCGTTCCCACTCTTATCGTCCCACTGGCTGACCTTGCCACCGTCGAGAGTGATGGAGCTTGCGTCAGAGGCGTCCCACCACGCGACCGGAGAAAGCGTCAGCGGATCAAATGTAGGCGCGTCGTCATCTTCAATCGTCCCGACAACTGCTGCCACAGTGCCAATGACATAGCCAGTGCCTGCCGCAAT